AGGATTGTTTGGTATTAACATCCATCGCGCTAACGAATCTACTGAGTCTAAGAATATAGATAAGTGGAGCGCAGGCTGCCAAGTTCTTAATAATGCTTTGCAATTTAAAGAGCTAATTCAAGCGTGTATTAAGTCGAATAAAAAAGCGTTTACTTACACTTTATTACATGAGCAGTAAACAACAAATAGCCGAAGGAGTAACCGGTACTATTAGCAGCATTTTGTTAAGCGTGCCTGCATGGATGTTAGATATTGAATTCGCACTTAAGATTATTTGCTTAATCTTATCAGGTGTAGCTTCAATCTTTACCATCTACAAGATGAATAAGAAGAGTAGATGAAATGGTTAAGAAGTGTATTCAGTAATGAAGGAGATGCAAGCAGTAAACGCGTTGCATCTATCTTAGCTTTACTTGTTTGCATTAACTTATCCTACATCGGCACGTTCACAGAATATAAAACTCCTGAATACATGTTTGACGGCTTGCTTATTTTAGCAGGTGGCGGCTTAGGACTTACTGTTATAGAGTCTATCTTTGACAAAAAGAAATCTAATGACACAACAGACGAAGGATCAAATTAAAGCAGCTGTAATTATCATTGCAGCTGTAGGTATCTGCATGATTATTCAGCTTATGTACATTCGTATTAAGCAAGATGAGAAAGCTTTAGAAGGATATCAGCGTAGAGCTGATAGAGCTACTCACGTTATCGATAGCTTAGAGGCTACCAATACCCAGCGCATGCTTCAGATAGAGGAATTAAATCAGCAGTTAGAACGTAATACACAAATCTATGAGGCAAACATTAGCGCTATTGATTCTCTTGATAGGAATGGGCTTAGGAGAGCCATGCATTCTCTACTCGCAGAGCTTGCCGGAGAGAGATACCCTGGTCAGTCTAACGATTAGTGAAGTAAGAGCACTGCTTAAATTAAAGGCAGAGAGAGATTATCTTAAGACTCAGTTCATTACTCTATCTAAATCGGATAGCATTTCATCTATTGTAATTAAGGATCAGGCTAAGACTATAGAAGCTTGGGCTATCACTAATGAAAAGACATCACAGCAGTTAGTTAAAGCTCAGCAAGAGCTATCTACCGAAGCTGCACGTAAAGAATCTTGGCGCAGCGCAGCGCTTATAGGTATTCCTATCTCATTTATAGGAGGTATTATCTTCACTCTATTTTTCTAAGCTAACAATTATTTGTTAATAACTTTGCTAAAATTAGTAAGGTTTCTTTTGTTTATCTAAAATATAGTAGTACATTTGCTAAAATTAAATCAATAAGCAAATGAAAAAAGCACTACTCTTCTTAGCCATGCTAATAGCAGGCCTACTCATCGGAGGATCATTCGATGCAGACACAGCTAAATTAGAATCACAACCTAATCACATATCTAAATAATCATGAAAACACTTTTTGAAATTGTTGAGATAGCGAAGTACGATGGCACTCGCTACTACTTAAAAATTAATGGCAGCTACACTAAAGTATTTGATACCTATGATGAAGCTTTCGCTGAGTACACGCTGGCTATTAACTTCAGAGAGACTACTACAATCTTAGTAAGTAAGGAGGTAGAGCTATGAGCTTCGTACTTAAAGTAACTCCTCTACGTGAGGATAGAATCAGCTTATACAGCCGCTTAAAGATTCCTACACGCTTCGAAGCTGAGACCTTTGAAGTAGCTCAGCAGATGGCACTCATGCTATTTGACCTTTACAACTTTCAAGAGACTCTGCCCTTTCAGGAAGAGTTCACAGAATATTCTATTGAAGGTGAAGGATTCTTAATCGAAATAGAAAAACTTTCTTAAATTAGCAAAATAATCAATATCATGAATAAACCAAACAACAACATTACCGGTAAGGTAATCGTATCTCGGTGGGATGCCGAAGGATGCAAGTGGCAGCTGTATACATCTGCTCACAGTTACTCTCTAACTGATTTCTCAACAGCTAAAAAACATGGGGAGGTATTTCCCGATGATGGTACTTTCTTATACCAATTTGAGAGCGAAGATGAAAATAACGTGCATGACTATTTTATGAGTGATCGCTATGTTATCTGATCGCGCTAAAAGCAGATTCATCTGCGTACAAAGTTCAGTAGCGGGAGAGCAACTGAATTACAATGAAATAGTACAGCATCTTCAATACACTAAAGGCACAACAGCCTATGAGAATTGGAGAGCTCACTTTATCAATAACCCACATGAGTTACAGCAGGGAGCCTAATTGGCAGAAGCTCAAGCCTGAGATAGACTGGGAAGAGCAAGAGAATAAGTTAGCAGATAAATTAGATAAGTATATTAATCAAAACAAACAAACAGTTATGAATCAGTCAGTAGTAAAAAGTCAAAAATTTGTTAGAGATTGGAATGGCCCAAGCGGCACAATCTATTATTTCGATTTAGTTTTAGAGAATGGCGAGGTAGGCCAAGTAGGTGTAAAGGACATGCAAAGCCCGAAGATTGCAGTAGGCGCTACCATTCACTATACAGCCGAAGAGCGCACTGGACCAACAGGTAGAAAGACTACGAACTTCAAACTTCAAAATCCTAATCCATTTAATGGAGCAGGTAAAGGCATAGTACAATCAGGATACACTCCGCGCAAAGAATCACCTGATGTGCAGAATTCTATCAGCAGATCAGTGGCGCTTAACAATGCAGTATTATTCTGCAAAGAGACTAAGGGAAGCAAGCCAGGTGATGTATTAGATACTGCTGAGATATTTTTGGCTTGGCTTAAAGAGGAAGAGGTTAAAGTTAGTTCACCAATTAATACTAAATTAGATGAAGCAAGCGACGATGAAATGCCATTCTAAATTAACACCGTTCCACGCATGGGTTCGCAGTCATTTTATGACTGTGGCCCACTTTGCGGAGGTGCTTGAAGTAAGTTACCCAACAGCCCAAAAGTATATTAAGCAGCCGCGTTCTATGAAGGTTACGCACATAGGCAAACTTGCTAATATCACTGAGGAAGAGATACCATACATTTTAGAATTAATGAAGGATAGCAAATGAGCAAAGCAATAGATAGAAAGATAGCAGATTTAATCTTATTGATACCAGCGGAGCAGCAGCAATACGCGCGTAGACGAATTGACAATCTTGTGAGAGCTGTAATAGAGACACCTATACCGGAGCTAAAGTGGCAAACCATTAACGGGGAAGTGGAATCTTTAAACGAGCAGCGCGTTAATACAATGATGAAGGTAGTATGTAAATTAACTCACGTAGATTGGAGCGAGCTTAAGGGCAAATCTCGTAAGCGGGAGATTAATGATATCAGACAGACGTCTATGTGGATATTACGCAAGGGCACATCTTTAAGCTTTGCTAACATAGGTGCTATATTTAACAGACATCATGCTACTGTGCTGCACGCTGTAGATTCAGTAAATAACATGATTCAAACAGATCGCATGTATAGAGGACACGTGGAGCAAATTCTAAATCACCTGGATAACGAGAATCTCAATAAGGCTTTCGACAAACTAACAGATTAATAATCATAAATCAATAATCATGAAACAAACCACAATTCAATTTGACAAAAGAAAAAGCGAGCCTGTAACTATGCAGAGATTACAGCAAGTAATTGACTTAGTGCAGGAAGGGCAGAAATTAAGTTATGCTCTGCACGCTATAGGTTTAAAGGGCTCAATGGGTAAATATTTAGTAGATACAAGAATTCTTGCAAGATTAAACGGTAGAAGTGTAGTAGTAATTAAACCTAAACTGGAGCGCAAAGATTATTATAAAATAATGGAGCTGCAAAAGAGATACCATCAAAAGAAAAGAGAAAAGCGTAAGCTAATCTCTTTTTATGAGCAAAAAAAAGATAGCCGCTTTATTGATGTACCGGATACTGACATGCTCGGCTTAGTGAATATGCCTAAAACTGAGCCTATAAAATTACTGCGCACTCCTAAACCAAGATTAAAAAAATCAGTAGCACTGCCATGGTGGAAGAGATTTCTTCTATATTTGTTGAATAATTAATAATCTTAAACCAAATGACAACGATTCTATTGAAGCGCATAGAAGCGCTTGAAGAGAGGGTAAAAGCGCTTGAATCTAAGCGCTCAGCCTCCACTAAATTCACTCCTCCATCACTTGCCGACATCATAGATTATACGCAAGATGTAGTATTAGCTAAGCGCTTTTACACATTCTATGAGAGCAATGGATGGAAGGTAGGCAGAAATTCCATGAAGAGCTGGCGAGCAGCTTGCGATCAATGGAAAGCAAGAAGTATTAACGAATCTAAATCTAAAGAAGATGAGCAAAGAATTGGCCGCATTAGTACAGCAGAGCTTCAGTCGTTCACTAAGCGCTGAGGAACGTGCTATTGCAGAATGCATTAGCTCACCTAAGTTACACACGTTATCTGAACAAGAGTTTAGAGAGTTAATTGCTCAGGCTGCTGTAATCAATTCGATTAAGGCTCTGCCAAGTGATATAGAAGTAACTCTGCTTCAACAACTTACACAAAATACGTATCGGAGTACATCAATTAAAGACTGGCAGAATGCGTTTCTCTACAATGCAATAGGTAAAGACTTTGAAAGAGTAGAAGCATTCAACCTATTCAGCATTTCATTTATGGCCGATGTGCTCAAGAGATATGAGGAATACAAGAGCAAAGTGTGGCGAGAGCTAAACAAAGCTTTAATCTTACCGGAAGCACAATCTAAACCTATAGAGCCTACTGATCCTATTAATGTTCTGCACGCTGATGCGGAGAGATGGAACGCAGGTAAAGAAACATGGGTAGAAATCTCTGCGCCATTTAACTGCCAGCGCCTCTTCAGAAAAGGAATCTATAAGAAATCTATGTGGGCACCTGAGGTATGGGAACGCTTTGAAGATATTGCTAAGCAGAAAGTAGAGGCTAAATTCAAGGCAAGTAACAAAGTTATCTTAGGTGAATCTGCCCAAGCCGAATTCGATGCGCTCCAAAAGATAGAGCTGAGCAGAATAGTTTACATTGACATTATTAAACAAATAAACAAAGGAGAAAAATGAAGTATTTAGTTATTCCAAAAGAAGAATCATTGATAACAGTAGATTACGTTATAGAAAGTGATGAGTATACACATTCATTGTATTATTCAGGAAGTGATGCTTGGGCATTTAAATTACGTGGTAAGTTAATAGGCACAATTCACGATGATGGCAATGGAGTATATTTATCTGATTGTTGGACAAAAAGATATCTTAATTATTCTGAATTAAGTGAATTAAACGTACTACTTACTTTTATAAATAAAGTAGATCACGGCTCTTATAGATTTTCTATTTTAAAACAAGAAGAAATATGATACCATTCCACAAATCAATTAAATGCTATAGACTTTTCTACGGCTATAAGCAAGACTACCTGGCTTATAAGTTAGGTATAGAGCAAAGTAATTACTGCCTCAGAGAGCAGGGCATAAGCAACTTTAAAGACCATGAGATAGAGATTCTTAAAGACTTATTTAGAATAGAGATTAGGGAGGAGAAGCTATGATAAAATTTATTTATAACGAGCATGGAGCTTGCATGAATCCTATCTTAAAAACGTTTAAATGTGGTAAAGGATATGAAGCTCAAGTAGAAGTAGCTATTGTTGAACAAATTCCGTTAGTCGATAATTTATGGGGTTACGGAGTTAGATTTAATGGCTTTGAGGAGGGTTGGTCTCACACATTTAATCTTAATCGCAAAGATAATGATTTGCATAAAAGCAAAGAAAAAGCCTTTAATGCTGGCATTCAACTTTTGATATATCAATTAAACAATCGAAATAATTTAGAGAGATATAAACGTATAATTGCTATACTTGAAGATGAACTTAATCCTATAGCCGATAATCAGCTTAGTTTATTTTAAGTATTTCTTCCACTAACAATAAGAGAGCTCAGCATTACGCTGGGCTTTTTTATTAATCTCAAGCACATGAATCTATTTAAGAAAAAAAAGGAAGTAGTAGATTTAAATGCAAAGCTGCTACCTGAGTTATGCAGCACTTATATTATCCAGTGGAATTATACCGAAGATATAGGTAACGAGGCTACCTATGCTGAAAACATTCCTTTCATGTTCGATGCTCGCAAATGTGTGGGCATTCAGGCAGAAGTAGAGTTTAGAAGTGATGGTACTTACTACGTAGGCCAGCGCACCTTAGCGCTGATGCAAGGCATTGATAATGCAATAGTAATAGACGTACCTTATAACCAATTCAAAAAGAATTTTCAGGAGCTTAAATCTAATATAATAACTAATGATTACGTCATATCGAGAGGGTAGAAATGTCATAGTAACAACGTGCAAAAGTGGGGATAAGTTCCTCATGATTTCCGATGTGCATTGGGATAACCCCCATTGTGATAGAAAGCTGCTCAAAGCTCACTTAGATAAATGCTTAGAAGAAAACATCTATTTCGCTGTGAATGGAGATTTATTCTGTGCCATGCAAGGCAAGTACGATCCAAGACGTAGTAAAAATGACATTCGCCCGGAACATAACGTAGCTAACTACTTAGATGCTCTTGTTAATACTGCTATAGATTGGTTTAAGCCTTATGCTCATTTGATGGTATTTGTGGGTTATGGTAATCATGAGACGGCTATAACTAAGAACTGTGAAACTGACTTAATAGAGCGCTTTGTTAGTGGCTTAAATCGTGAAGCAGGCAGCAATGTGTTAGTAGGTGGCTATGGCGGTTGGTGGATTCATAGAGTGCTAAAAAGTAAGACGAATGCTATTGTATTTAAAACAAAGTATTACCATGGTAGTGGTGGCGGTGGAGTAGTTACTAAGGGAGTTATCCAAAATAACCGAATGGGTGTTATGATAGATGGCGCTGATTGTATTTGGAGTGGACACGTTCACGAACTTTATCACCATGCCGATATGGTAGAAGAGTTAGCTTATGCGCATAACGGTGGCTATAGAATTAACATGCGCTATGTTCATCACATTAGAACTGCAAGCTATAAAGAGGAATATGATGAAGGGTACATGGGCTTTCATGTAGAGCGCATGAGACCTCCTAAACCTTTGGGTGCTTATTTGATGCAACTTAATTTAGAAAGAATTACCAAACCTGTTGACTCTCACTTCATTGTACCTACTTTTGTACAATGGCGAGACAAATAGAGTACAATTTCAAGCCTCTTACAAGACAAAGCGAGGCACTTAAATTTCTTTCAGTAGATTCAGACGTTGAAACTATCCTGTATGGAGGAGCAGCAGGCGGTGGAAAGACTATGCTCGGCTGTATGTGGCAGATATTACGCAGGCTGAAATACCCAGGTACACGCTCATTGATTGGCCGAGCCAAGTTAGATACGCTTAAAAAGACTACCATGGCTACATTTTTTCAAGTAGCTAATACAATAGGTTTAAAAGCAGGCGAAGATTTTATCTATAATCAGCAATCACATATTATTAAGTTCAGCAATGGTAGTGAAATAATCTTAGCCGATTTGTTTTTATACCCATCAGATCCTATGATGACTGATTTAGGTGGCCTTGAGATTACAGATGCATTTGTTGACGAAGCTACAGAGATAGCTGAAAAAGCTTATTCTATTCTTACCTCACGTATTCGTTATAAGTTAACTCATTTTTGCACTAAATGCTCCGCTCAAGAACTTGACAAAGGCGAAATAGCAAAACGAGATGAAAGCGGTAAAGCTATTGAATGGAGATGCAGTAAGTGTAATTCATTAAATGCAGGTTTAAAGCCTAAGATATTACTCACGTGTAACCCGTCTAAGGGATGGATTTATAACCAATTCTATCTACCTTATAAGAATCAGAACTTACCTAAACACTTAGCTTTTATTCAAGCGCTACCAGGTGATAATATACACTTACCCGATTCCTACGTAACAAGCTTAACACGCTTACCCGAAGCAGATAGGAAGAGACTCTTAGAAGGCGATTGGGAATTCGATAATAGCTCAGATAGATTATACATGTATGATGAATTAATCAGATGCTTCAGAGAGCCAATGAATGTAGGTGAGGGATATATCACTGCCGATATAGCTCGGCTTGGTAAAGATAGAACTGTGCTTTGTGTTTGGAAAGGCCTTAGCTGTATTGATATAGTAGTGCTTAGGCAAAAGAGACAGGATGAAGTTAAGGCAGAGATTCAGCGCTTAATGAATCAGCATGGCATAAGATTAAGCAACGTGCTCGCAGATGCTGATGGGGTGGGGGGAGGTCTCGTTGATAGCTTACGCTGCAGAGAATTTTTGAACGGCAGTAAGGCTGTCAGAGGTAATCAATACATGAACTTAAAAGCAGATTGTTATTTTAGATTAGGCGAGCTGATAGATAAGAATGAGATTACTCTGCCTATTAAGTGGCAGGAAGATATCGTAAAAGAGCTTGAGCTTATTCGCAGAGTGGATCCTGATAAAGAAGGTAAGCTAAGAGTAACGTCTAAGGATACCATTAGCCAGCGCACCGGTGGAATCTCTCCCGATATAGCAGATGCTATAATGATGCGAGCTTACTTTGAGCTGAATAGAAACTACACTAAATACGCTTTTATCTAAGTTAAAGTGTTATTTAGCGCACTTTATCGTACTTAAAAGTGCTTTATGACGGATATTACACACTTTAATGTGCATTTTGTGTAAAATAATCTACATCAATTCGAAGCACAGCCGAATTACTTGCATGAATTTTTCTAAAAACTATACCCGATAACGTATAATCTACGCTAATATCTGCAAATTATACGCATAAGGGTATAAAACTAAAAAAGCCTCACCGTTGTGAAGCTCTCTCAGAAAATCAATAATCACTTGCTAAACCAAAAGCAAATTAATGGCTCAAAGATATAGTGCTAAATGCTATGTGAATAAGTATGTTAACAAGATGTTTATTTCGATTAAGTTAATAGCCTAATTTTGAATCATGAAGAACGAGGAAGCCCTAATACAAGAGGCTGTTATTAACTACATTAAAGCACAATATCCGCGTTTACTTTACTGCGCTTCAGCAGGGGGTGTTCGTACATCTATGAAGCAGGCAGTTAAGATGAAGAAAACAGGATATGTTAAAGGTTTTCCTGACATCTTTATCTATAATGCTAAGGGCCCATTCTTTGGATTAGCAATCGAAATGAAAACAGCTAAGGGTGTAATGAGTCAATCTCAGAAAGACTGGCAAGCAAAGTTAATTAACAATGGCTATCATGCAGTTACATGCAAGAGCTTTGATGAGGCCAAACAAGTTATAGATGAGTACCTATCACTCAGAAATAAATAA